GTAAATAATAAACTGTAAATTATATATATTATTTACTTAGGTAGACATGCAGACACAAATAATTTATAATTTTGTGGCCATTTATTACCACTATTAGACATAGTTCGTCTAACACGAGGAAAATATGATTTGATTCTGTTGTCCCAGCACAGTTCTTTTATTACCTTCGGATTAGAAAACCCAGGTACATTTGAGGCAGTAATAGAGTGGCATTTCTTAACGGTGTATCTTTTGATTATTTCATTCGTACACGGGTCAGCCAACGTGTTACATATTAAAGTTCCTTGAGTAGTTATGGTATCATCGTTGGGACAACCATTTGGGTTTGGTAATCCAGTTTGATAAGGTCCTGAAACGTTATTTACGAAACCAGGATTCGTATTTGGCGAAATATCGAATGAATTTACTCTGTATAACCCACAGTTGTTTGGGTTTGTGTATGCAACTCCCTGTGTCCCATATGCTTTTTTGCCAACCCATTTACCCTTGGCTATTTGCGCAAATCTTTGATTTCTACTCAAATTACTACTATTATTTTTGTACTGTAAGATATTACCTTTGTAGAGTATTTGATTCAATAAATTAGCATCAGCTTGTGTAATGTTATTATTAGTAAGAGGATTGAATAATGTAGATGAAGGATTGGCAGGATCAGTACAGTATGGATGTTGCTGTACTCTGCTCCATGCTCTCGGTGGTTGTGGTAAATAACTCATACTTATATAATATATATAATGTCAATAAGAGAAATCTTACTGAAATTATATTGTTTTATCGATAAATTATTACAAGGGTTTTATTCGCCTTCGTTATAAATGAGTTGGATATTTAATAACTGTTAATGGATACTTAATAATTGTGAATTTTATTATTATGTTGTCGGGGGTTTATATATGTATGTCCAGTATCATTAAAATACCATCTCAAAGACAAGTAATCCCAATAGTTGTTATTTACAGTAATAGATGAATCAACAGGTGTTGTGTTAGGTCCTTGTGTTACGATGTCTTGTATTGCTTTCGTTCCTAAAGCATAATTCCAATACCATAAATTAGACAAGTTTCCTTCGAATCCTCCATGACTGGCGACATACACATTACCGTAGTTCTGTTTGGGAACACCTTTTAGTTTAATACTTCGTGCAAGGTTACCGTTAATATACACATCAAACTTGGTATTTTCACACCGAATGATTACATTAAACCATATATTTATTGGAATATCAGGAATTGTAATTTCATGGTTAATTACTTCGTATGTGTTCATCATAATAAGCAAGGCATTCGTATTAGGTACCAAGTATATTCCTGGTGCATTATTAGGCGAATTTAATCCATCACTACCTACTGCGTCATTTCCTTTGAAGAATACTGTTCTATATTTATTTCCTAAATATGCAAGATTGGTAATGTTAATCCATACACTCCATGTAAATTCAATACCTTTATCCTGGTTTACAGACCTATATATAGTAGTAGTGGTGTTACTACTTGGGTCTTGGTAAAATATTTGTTGTTGTGTGGCATCAACACTACCATCAAACAAGTGTGGACTTTCGGTTGGTTTTACCAAAGAAGTTATAACCTTAATACCTACTCTGAGTAGTATCATGAATGCGAATAATACCAATAGTATAAATGCAAATTTGGATACTAAACTATTTGAATCCCCGAATGATCCATCGCCTGAACCATCAGATGTTGTAAAGGAAGAATTATTACTACTCATTTATATATAATATATTCAAATAAGAAAAAATAGTAGCATTTTTATTAATTATAGTTGTAAACTATAGTTAATTTATAAGTTAATTTATAAGTTAATCGTTAAAGTATATATCGATTTATCTCTCTCTCTAAAGATAAATCGTTACTTCTATTACAATTAACCAATAGTATAAGTGTTTTGCGTGGAGCCATTCTCCATAACATTAACCTTGATTTGATAATCTCCTCCCATTAATGATGAACCTTGATATCCGTTTCTGTAGATGTCCCATACTTGTTGAGGATTAATAGTATTAGGCCAGTATTGTAGTTTAGAAGTCCATCCATCGAAACCACCCATAGGTGTAACTATTATGTTGGCGTTATTTTTAACAGCTGGTACACCTGGCAATAGACAAGTTCTTACCAATTTACCGTCTAAGTAAACATCTAAGGATCTATTGTAACTTGAAACAACGAGGTTAGTCCATCTCTGAATAGGAATGTTGGTGATTGTACAAGTATGTAATACGGTACTTTGTACTCCTCCAGTTGCATGTCGTGTTTCAGGAGATCCGTGACAAGCTAAAGCAATTGTTATGTTGTTTTCAACAGCACCCATAATAACTGCTGGACAAGGTTCTAACTTTTTAAGATTTTCCCCAGAACCTATTGACCCAGATGATGCTAAATGTTTGGCAACGGCTATTTTTTGTGCACATGACCCAGTATTTCCACTTCCATCGGTGGGTGTTCCGCCGCCTGGTAATTGTGTTGCCATACGTCCAAACAACACTTTTTTGTGACCATATCTATAATTCCAGTCGTTGATATAGAACCAGTAAGAATATGTGAAGTTAGTAGCTGGTGAACTAGTTCCATTTGTTGCTAAAGAAGAAGATTGAATAGTAGAACTAGTTTGTCCACTTACCACACTTTTCTGTAGTGTATTATTATCACCTAAGTAATACCTCAAAAGGTAAAATAATAATATTAATACTACAACGATAACAACAATAATTATTGGATTCATATTATATAATTATCGTAGAAATTTTATATTTGTAATAAGAAATAAATAAATATAAAATAGAATATTACACATAGAATTGTATGGAATTTCCATCATTTCTACTAAAACACTTTTCCTATTGTATCCTGCATAATATTATTGATGTTACGATGTAGTACCTTTTTTTAAGTTATAGTTATGACTTGTTGACGATTGTTTCAGTACTACTAGGGTTGGATACTGGTGGACTATTTTTTTTCTGGCTGTTGTATATCGTGCTTACATTACTGGCTGATAGGACTTTTCTATGATAAACCAAATTACAAAGACCTCCTATGTATCCGTTGTTTTCTCCTACCACTAAATTATCCAACTTGTAATAAGGAACAACGCCCTGATTTGATTTTACCAGTTCTCCGTTCAAAAATATATCCATTATTCCTCCGTTATAATTGATGATTATATTATTCCATTTTTGCAGTAGCATATCATCGTTCTTGTAAATAATACGGTCGTCGTTTGAGTCGAATTCTAACAACTTATCGCGATTCGTTCTTTTATCGCGATTGTCATGTTTCATGGTTATTAGTAGAGTATTCTTTTGTGCGTTGTACATGACCTTGGGTTTATTACCATAGTTCAGTATAGAAGAAAATTCATTATATTTGTTATTTGTATTCGGAGGAAATGCGTCTAAATATAGCCAGAATGATATCCCATAATTATAATCATACACATCATCCGATTTCGTGAAATCAGCATATGTACCTATTGGTTGTGTTACATTCGTATATATGGGTTGATTTACCAAAAGTTTACCTCCTTGCTGGCTTATAAAATATCTGAAGAATGGTTCTGCAAAATATGCAAGAAGCAATACGATTGACAACAATAACATGTTCCAGTGATTCTTACCTCCACTAGTATCTTTTACGAAAGCACTCAATATTTTTTCCAATAAGTCGTTGAACAAACAAGGAATGTAGAATATAGAATTAATTATGAAATTCTTGAATACGTCTTGTTTTTCACTATGCTTAGCATTTGGACTTTGCATGAATAACACTTTGTATACCAGACCTAACAATACTAAAACTAAAAGAATGTTTAATATAAAACTAACAATACTGCTCTGTCCTGATAAATCTTGTAACGAAATGACTATCCATAAAATGATCATGATGGAAATGACCCCTCCGAATAGCATAGACATGCTTCTCTGGAACATATCTACTTTCGAGGTGGTCGAGTTTTTGTCCGATAGTTCTGGGAATGTGTTACTAATGAACAAAACACTAAACAATATTCCTATTAGCAAAATAATGACTATACTGCCACCAGCACGTGATTTATTATTATCCGCGAAAAAACCTCCTTCGTATGACGCTATATAACCTGCTACTATTGCCAAGAATAAGAAAAAACTGATAGTTCCCCAGAATGAAAATTTACTAAATTTCTTATAGAATGGTTCCTGGTTAGTTGTTTTGTTATTACCACTTTTGTTTCCTAATGTAAATAGTATGATTAAGTAAATAAACATAAATACAGCTAATAATAGTGTTAATAGCATCAAACTGCCAAAATATTGTACGATCACTCCACCTGGATTAACCGTGTAATAAGTTCCTATGGTACAAATAAAACAGAAAAACACAATCATCATTTTGATTCTTTCGTAGTTCAGGTCAAATTTTGCTACATATTTTGCAGATAACCCTTTGTAAAAAGAGAATATACCTAATAATATGGTGGGTATGATGAACAAATATGGATACCCGTTGAGTGTACTTGTTGGCACAGCTGAGTATAAGACAATCAGAAAAATAGTATATGCTACTATATAAAATACGTTACTTATTTGTGTAAACAGATCCTTCAATTCTTTGAAATTAGGAACTAACATAACGGATATGCCTAATATCAATAGGGTAATTAACAATACTAAGAATATTTCAGCTGTAACTTTGTTTGAGGTCTTATCCTCACCAATTTTATCTATATCTTTATTTAGATTTGTACCTGATAATACTAGTATCAGCATTATCATCAAAAAAACTATTAGGAAGACAATTGGATAAAAAAATTTAGGTTCCATTAGATTATACAAGGTTAGACTGCTAATACTACTGCTACTGCTACTACTGCTACTACTGCTACTACTACTAGATTGTCTCTGTCTACTTGGCATAGAAGCAGAACTTGTCCTTGACCGAGAAGAAGAAGAGAATGGGGTATAATTAGTTCGCATAACTTTAGGTGGTGGATTACCTACTTCGTTATTATTATTTGGCTTTCCTACACTCATATCTTAATATATTAAAATATTATTTGTAAATCATGCAAAAGTGTTTTTATTGTCCGTGAATTTACATATTTTCCTTGGCGGTTTTCAATCCGTGACAATTTCGACATAATGCAACTAAATTATCTACACTATTATCACCACCATATTCTAGACGAATACGATGATCAATCTCGTAAGTATGGTCTAGTTGTGCGTCACAGTGACTACAGGTCCAACCTTGCTGGGCAGCAACATACTTCTTTTTCGTTTCACTTACACAACGTTTGTTTCCATTTTTACCAGAGGTCTTGATTCTATTATTACTAAATTTACTGGGGTTACTATTAATACCATTAAATGTCTCCATAAAACTGCCATCATGTTCTCCTGTAAAATCAATAATAGGACTTAATGCCCCCAGAGTATTTTTATTGATAGGCATTAGTTTAACAACATTATTTGCATAGAGTAGCATATTTTTCCCTTCTTTTGGATTCCTTTTCATAGTAAGATAAATACCCACCCCTAAGCAAACATACAAAATCATTTTGTAGTATTTTTTAAAAGAGTAAAGCATTTTAGTATACTTACCATCATGATATGCATTATAGACAAAGAATGCTGTTAGTCCTAATACAAATATTTCTAATCTCATATATACTATTTACAAATAATATTATATCACGCAAATTATATCACACAAATTGTCTAATATGTGTCATACGAGAAATAGGTTTGGGATATTGATGTAATAATTCATACAAAACAATTCATACAAAATAAATTAATTATGTTTTCTTCGGAATTTATTTTTACATATCATGTTTCTTTTTTTACACGTTTTATTTTGTTGTTTTCTTTTGAATTGAACACCCCCAAAAATTTTGTTTTTGTGTTCGGTTATTTCCTTGGATTTTGGCGGTGTTGTGAATCTTATGGACAGCTTTCTGTTACTACCCTTACTTTTAGATTTATTTATACTTTTGGTTTTAGTTTTGGATTTACTTTTGTTTTTATTTTTTATAGTAGTACTATGTTTCTTGATATTACTATTATTACTCACAATAATTAGATTATTAAATTTATCTAAACTATCCAAAATATAATTCTCATCTAGTGGTGATGCAGAATTACTATAAGTATAATGAAATAGCTCTTTTAGTATGTTGAATGCTCTTTTGGTATTGTTGACCAGAAGATGTTTGTTTATGTTTAAACTATATAAAATAGGATAATAACTTGTTACAAAACCCCATTTATCCACGTTTTTAACAAAGACAGTATTCAAATAATCACGCATATTGGCTATAATATGCTCATCATTATTAAAGTGTATCAGTATTTCAACAATATATGACACAACAAAGGTTTTAGGGTCCTCGTTGGATATTATTTTTAATAATTGATAAACCATTTCTATGTGACCAGGGCCTCTAACATGGCTCCATTCATCTATATATTTCTTCACAAAAGTGGTTAAATTTTGCCTATTTACTATCCTTTCGGATTTATTGTAAAACTTGGTATATTTATTTATAAAAAACGTGTTGCAAATTATTATTGAATAAGGCGTGTTGTATTGAATAGGACGTCCTTTCCAAACTGCTGGTATTTCTGAGTTTTTACCAGGCACATAACTACATGACAATCCCCAATCAGTTAATCTTGTATATAATCTGTTACCTTGTTCTTGTACTAATATATTTGAATCTTTAATGTCGTTGTGGTACAAGTTCATGTTATTCATCGGTACGATTGCTTTGGTGAATAACTCGACTAGTTTTTGACTCATTTTATGTACTGCTTTAAAGCTCTGTTTACTTTCCATATACTCATCTATAGGGAGTCCTGCGTTTGGCATGTTTATAATTAGCAGGTCGTCAATTTTAGTGTTAATGTTATTTAAAGTGTACTCGTGTTTTTGTAAACTTTTACATTTTTTCGTATAATTTTTTAAATCGCTTTGTGTTAGTTTTTTGGGTTTACACAACTCGGTATTTTTCAAGACAAAATAATTACCGTAGTTTGATATTTTTTTCACCTTGTTTTCTATTGTTTTGGATAACTTATACTCGTCATTCGCGTCCTCAGTGTTCATTAATTTACTTACAGTACTTTTTTTACGGTTAGTTTCGTGCTGACATAGTAGACCAGGTGCAAAAACGCAGCCAAATCCACCAGCTGCGATGACTTCTCCACCCATTATATTATTTGTGTGGTTGTCTTCGTTATATTCATTATTGTTATATATATTCATAATTTAAAACTATATATATAGTACTTATAATTTATTTATCGTAAAAATAGTATATAATTGCGAACAAAATAAATAATACAGATAAATATATGATTTTTTGTTTTATTTTATAATAGCTCATCAGCTTAGTGTTTTTGCTTTTGTATTGTTCATAGTAATTGGTGTAGAATTCTTCGATAGATATGTGCGGTTTTTCTAGTTTTTCATTCACTTTATTATGAATAAAATGTACCCATTTAATTAACGATTCTTTGTTATCTAAATAAGGAGCAACTGGATATTTGACGATTAGTCTATTAAAGTTATTGGATATACTTTCCACTGGTATAAACAAGTAAAAATTTTGTATCATTTCATAGAACTTTTTCTTAGTTACAGCGTTGGGATTTTTGGGGTAATTCATCGAAAGGGTGTGTAAAAAAAACCAATAATGAGGACCCCAGACATCTGGGTCTAAATATTTCATATTGAATAAAATGAATATAAAAAAAACGGTCAAATAACATATAAATACTCCAAGAATGAGTAATGATAATAATAATAGAATTACTTGCAACAATTGTGGCAAGGATGGACATATGTTTTATCAGTGTAAATTGCCTGTTATAAGCTGTGGTATAATATTGTTTCGTAGAAATACAGAATCTGGAGTAGAGTATTTGATGAATAGAAGAAGAAATAGTTATGGATATGTTGATATGATAAGAGGAAAGTATAATGTTTATGATATAAATCAAATGGCAAGCTTAGTACAGCAGATGTCTGCTAGTGAAAAGGAATCGTTATTGGTAAAGACATTTGACGAACTGTGGAATGGTATGTGGGGTGGGATGTCAGCGACTATGGCGCAAAATGAGTATTTGGCAAGTTCTAAGAAATTTAATCATATTAAATCGGGTGTTACAGTTGATAATACATTATTCAAAATAGAAGATATAGTAAATAATTGTAATACAGAGTGGAATGAAACTGAATGGGAGTTTCCGAAAGGTCGGCGTAGTACAATAAAAGAAAGGGACATGGAATGCGCACTTAGAGAAGTGTGTGAGGAAACTGGTATTACGCCTGATAATATTGATATCATCGAAAATCTAATCACGTTTGAAGAAACGTTTATAGGGACGAATTATAAATGTTACAAAAACAAGTATTTTTTGGGTACATTAAAAAATCCAGATATTTCTTTGAGCAATTTTCAGCATTCAGAAGTCAGCAAACTAGAATGGAAAAGTTTAGATGAATGCTTACAGATTATACGACCTGATAATTTAGAAAAAAAAGGATTAATTGCAAATATTAATAATGTATTACAACAATTTAGATTATATTCATAATATATAGTAATATACATGTCAATAATAAATAATATTATGAATAAAACACAAGAATTGATATCAGGTAACGGTGACGACACAAATTCCTCTGATGTTGGCGATGTTGGTGAGTCGCAAAGTGAAACAACAGATACGTCGAGTCCTGATATTCAATCCACACGTGATACTGCTAAAAATTCAAAACCAAATAAACTATATGATAAATTCAAAAACTTAGATTGCAATAATAGTAATTTTTATACAAAGGAGTGTAATGCTTTTTTACTAGAAAAGGAATTAATGGAACAAGACAATCTAGCAAAGGATGAAAATGTTCGCAGTTTTCTGTATCCTAACCTTAACGACAAATCATTTAATATTAAGATTGCTTCTAAAAAAGAGTTTAATGACACCAAATACGACGGGACTATCCACGAAGATATTAAAGGATATGCAGAAAAATTGAGTAAAATGGACTTTGAATTGCAACCACACCAGCAATTCGTCAAGAATTTTTTATCATCGCAAACTCCTTACAACAGTTTATTATTATTTCATGGGTTAGGTACAGGAAAAACATGCAGTTCTATCGGTGTATGTGAAGAAATGCGTGATTACATGAAACAGTCAGGAATAACGAAAAAAATCATTATTGTTGCATCTGAAAACGTCCAAGACAACTTTCGTTCTCAGCTATTTGATGAATCAAGGATGAAATTTGTGAATGGTTTGTGGACAATAAACTCGTGCATAGGTAATAAGCTGATTAATGAGGTAAATCCCACCAACATTAAAGCTGTTTCCAAAGCTAAATTAGCTGAACAAATAAGGAAACTAATTAAATCTTATTATTTGTTTTTAGGGTATGGACAGTTTGCTAATTACATAATTAGACATATGAATGTAGAAGGTAGCGAAAAATATGATTCACAAACGATTAATAAAAGGATTATAAAAAAGCTAAGAAATGAGTTTAACGATAGATTAATAGTGATTGATGAGATTCACAATATACGTTTATCAGATGATAATGCCAATAAAAAGGTGGCTATTTATCTAGAGAGATTGGTGAAATCGGCGTTAAATATGAAGCTCGTTCTTCTATCAGCTACACCCATGTACAATACTTATAAAGAAATAATTTGGCTGTTGAACTTGATGAATATGAATGATAGACGCGGTAAAATGTATATTAAAAATGTCTTTGATAAAAACGGCAACTTTAAAAATGATGGAGAAGAGTTATTGATGCGTAAAGCCAGAGGATATGTTTCTTTTGTGAGAGGAGAGAATCCATATACGTTTCCTTATCGTGTGTATCCTAATGAATTTGCGCCAAATAATACATTTCCTCACATAAAATACCCAAATTATCAAATGAATTTGAGAAAAATACCAGACGATAGTGTAGACCGTATATTATATTTGTATTTGAACACAATAGAAAAGTGTGATGGTTGTGGTGAATGTCAGTATTGTTTGTACAGATATGTTGTAAATTACATGAGAAACAAAGAAAACAGAATAGTAACTAATAAGGGCGATATTATAAATATGCCGTCGTTTGATAATATGACAAAATTTGGATATACCACGTTACAGAATCCTTTGAGGGCGTTAATTATTGCGTACCCCTATGATGGTATGAATGATGCTATTACTAACATAGGAGCTGAAAAATATAGCAATAAATTATCAGCAGATAGTGTTAGTAGTGGTTTAAAAGAAGCAGATGATGATAAAGTAGAAGAATTAGAAGTAGTTGAAGATACTCAGGTGACGTTGTCTAGAAATAAGAAGTCATCGAAACTAACCCAACCCTTAGAACTAGAAGAGAAATCACAAGAAAACCCAGAAACAAAATTGAAAATTTATAAAAGATGCCCTAAGGGTTATAGAAAGGAGCCAAAAACTGGCGAGTGTAAAGATAAAGATGGTAACATTATAGGTATTGTAATTAAACCAACGGCTTTGAAGAAAACCCCATCTCTTCAACAAAATAAAAATAGTAGCATCAAGAAACCAGAAGAAGAGGAACAAAAAGAGGAATCTGATCATGAAGAAGATGAACAAAAAGAGGAATCTGAGCATGAAGAAGAGGAACAAAAAGAGGAATCTGATCATGAAGAAGAGGAACAAAAAGAGGAATCTGATCATGATGAAGAGGAACAAAAAGAGACAATAGAAACGACTGATGATGAAAGTGAATTTCCGTCTGATACTGCAAAAGAGTCAGAGAAGGGCGATACGTTAGAAAAAGATGACACGTCAGAGAAGGTTGTAGATGAAACTGGAAATCAAAGCGAAGATGGTGACGAGGATGAAAGTGAATACCCAACTGACACAATAACTAAAAATGGCGATAGTGAAATAAGTTCATCAGAAGGTGATAAACAGAAAGGTGGGTTTGATTTGAACCCTAATGAATTAACAGGAAAAGCAGGTCTTGAACGTATGATGAGTTTTACAGATACTCAATACAAAAAAGACGATTTTGAATACAGACCACACATAGAAGAAAAATATGGTCGCATCTTTTCCTACGATAAAATAGGTAAATATAGTGTAAAAATAAAAACACTATTAGATTGTATTTATAAAACGAATAGTAAAGATGTATCAGATGGTGTTATACTAGTTTATTCACAATATTTGGATGCAGGTCTTATACCAGTAGCACTAGCTCTAGAAGAATTAGGATTTGTTAGATATGGTAAGAACATAAAAACATTATTTAAAACAAAACCTCAAAAAACAGTAGATGCAAGAACACTAAACCCGCCAAGTGATAGTAAATCATTTATGCCAGCAAGGTATTCTATGATTACTGGTGATAAGAGAATCTCCCCTGATAATGATTATGAAGTAAAAGGTCTAACTGACCCTAACAACACTAATGGCGAGAAGGTAAAGTTTGTTTTGATTTCAAAAGCAGGTGCAGAAGGTATCGATTTCAAATATATTCGTCAGGTTCATATTTTGGACCCTTGGTATAATACAAATCGTATGGAGCAAATTATAGGAAGAGGTGTTCGTAATAATAGTCACAAAGCTCTAGATTTTGAAAAACGCAACGTACAAATATTTATGCATGGTACTATTTTGGGCGATAATAAGGAAGAAACCGCTGATTTATATGTCTACAGGTTTGCTGAACTGAAAGCAATACAGATTGGTAAAATAACACGTTTATTGAAAGAAACTGCCGTAGATTGTATTCTCAACCATGAGCAAACTAATTTTACGAATGAACAAATGTCAAAGATATTAAAAAAACCAATAACCCAACAGTTATCAGACGGAAAGGTTCTGAAAAAATTCAAGGTAGGTGATATGCCCTTTTCACCAGCGTGCGATTACATGAAAAACTGCGATTATTTATGTAGACCAAATGATGTTGGTGAGGAAGTGAATCAGGATACATATAACGAGAAGTTTATATTTATGAACAACGAGAAGATAAAACAAAAAATCAGGATGCTCATGAAGATGAACTTTTTCTATACGAAGGATGTATTAATATCAATGATTAGAAATGAAAAGAAATACCCTCTGGTACAGATATATGCCTCTTTAACCCAAATGATAGATGATGAAAAGGAGATAATCACTGATAAATATTCGCGAAGTGGTAGATTGGTAAATGTGGGGGACTATTATTTGTTTCAGCCGTTAGAGTTGAATGATACAAATGTATCTATTTTTGAGAGGTCGAGACCTATTGACTATAAAAGTGATAGTATTGTGTTTGAAATAAACAAAAAAATATTAAAAAATCCGAGTGTGCCATTTTCACAACAATTATATGAGGAAATAGGATTAGATGAAGACAAACCCAAATTACTAGGTAGTAATGACGTAATAAAGAAGATGAGTAAAAAGTACGAATTAACCCAGCAATACATAGTGGTAACAAAGAATGATGATATTGATACAGAGCGTGTTTCTAGAGGTGATAATGACTGGTATAAGCATGCTGGTATTGTTATTAGAAAATTATCTCTGGAATACCCAGACGCAAAAGACCGCATGAATTATTATTTGGTATCGCATATTATAGAAGAATTATTTTATAGTGATAAATTGAAATTAATGAAATATATTTATTCACTAGAGGATAAGTTTGCGAATGGTTCTTTTGAATGGTATGTAAAAGAGTATTTCAAGAAAAATACTATAAAAACTGACAAACATAAGTTTCTTATTTTATATGACCTAGAAAAAATGAAGATGTTTATTTTGGATAATAATAAATGGTCAGAAGCAACACCGGAGGACCAACGCGAGATTAGGTTAGAAACAGATGAACTCACTTTTCAATCAGACAAATATAACAAGATTGTTGGTTTCTTAGGGTACAAAAGAAAAAACGTGGCGTTGGTATTTAAAGTAAAGGACATTACATCGAAACGCGATACTGGTGCAGTATGTGAAGAAGCGGGTAAAGAGAAATCTATGGATAAGCTAAACTTGATTTTGAATGAAAAGAAATATACGAAAGAAAATACGAAGATGGTAAAAGATAAGAAGGGAAAAATAATCAAGGATGCGGTAAGTCATACAGAAATATGTGTAATACAAGAAATTATTATGCGTTATTTTGATGATACAGAAAAAAATAATAAACGATGGTTTTTAACGCCTGATATGGCATTATATTACAATTTGTATAAAATACTGAATTAGTTAACAAAATAATGGATAATATCCATGACTGAATTAGTATAGAATACTTAGACCAATATAATAATTAGATTAAATAATAAAAATGAATGTGTATATAAAAATAACTATTTTAATATAATATAAGAAATATGGAATCTAAACAACAATTTGCAACAATTAGTAAAAAAAGAAAAGAACATAAGATTGCTTCGTTATACATTCGAAGTGTTATTACAAAAAAAATAACAATACAGTTTCATAATGTAGGCAGTAATCTATCAGAAACTCTTGAAGAAATAATAAAAAGTAGTATTGAGGGGAAATGTATAGTCGAGGGTTATGTAAAACCAGATTCAACAAGAATAATAACTTATTCAGCAGGCATGTTATTATCTAACGATGTCCAATTTGATGTTGTTTTTGAGTGTCATATATGTTATCCAGTTGAAGGAATGTTATTGAATTGTACTGTTAAGAATGTTAACAAAGCAGGTATAAAAGCAGAAAGTACTGACAATACGCCATCGCCAGTCGTAGTATTCATAGCGCGTGACCATAGCTATAGTAATAGTTTATTAGCTGATCTGAAAGAAGGTGACAAATTTGTTGCACGTGTAATAGGTCAGAGATTTGAGCTGAACGACCCTAATATTTCAATAATAGCTGACATAGTAAATCAACATAACAAAGAAAAACAAGAAAAACAAGTAAAACTAATAATTAAAGATTAAATAACGCTAGAGTGTATTATGTGTATTATGTGTATTATGTGTATAACCTTTTTTATTCTTGTTAATAATTGTGGTAATAATAATTATTAACAAAAAGTATATAGGAACAAATAAACAGATTAATTAAAGTATTATGGAAGAAACCATTATTGAAAAAGAATGTATAAATGAGCATGAAGAAATTATTGAGCATGGGTCATCATTTAATATGTTTCAAATAAATAATATTAGAAAAACAATTGAATGTATGAATAAATTCAATCAAATAGAAGTATTAAGGATATTGAAGAACAGCAACGTGACTTTGAATGAAAATAATTATGGTGTTTTTATCAACCTTACCAACTTAGATTATTACGCACTTAAAAAACTTGATAATTATATAGAATATGTAAAGGTTCAAGAGAATAATTTGAATAATATTGAGAAGCAGAAGGAGAATTACATTAATACATACTTTTAAATAATATTAAAGACATCTCGATAAATCATAATAACATAATAATCAATATGACAGAAATTACAAACAGCAATATTATTAACACTATGAATATTAATAACCTAGGTAATCAGAATGGAGTTGTAGGTCTATGTCTAGATGTAGAGGATGACGGAAAAGACGAAACATATATTGTTGAGGAATTAAAAAAATATATGTTTAATAACGCTAATTTGGATGATATAAATAAGCAAAAAGAAAAATACAAGAATAATAAAAAGAGCCGTGATTTGAGGTCTTTGCCAAATATACAACTAAAACAAAAAGAGATATCATGTAGCACTATTCCTTCGGTAACAGAAGACACGCTGTTCTGGTGTTTCTATATTATATCCCAGGGGTTTTCAAATTATGAAATGTTAATACACAAGAACATAGTAGGAGAAAAAAAATTCAAAATAGAACATATTGAAGAACTGAGAAAACACAAAGATGTTTTGAAACCATACAGGTTTACCCCTTTTTCAAATTTGGAAGATAAACTAGCTAACCACAAAAAGATTGATATTAGTACTTTTTTATCGTTGTGTGTTTTAAAAAATATTAATGTTCTGATTATCAAGAAAAAAATATATTTCGAATTGCGTATGAATGATACAGATGAGATTTTTATTATAAGGGAGAGTAACGGTAAGTATGGATATGAGAATAGTAATAAATTATATACAAGCGAAATAAAAGAAGATTATATTGGTGTAAATAACATAGACAAACCTTTGAACTCTATGAGTTATTATAAGGCGGACGAATTGGTGGAAATGTGTAATAAATTTGGTATAGAAACTATTAGCAGTAAATCAAATAAGAAAAAGACAAAAAAGGAAATGTATGATAGTTTATTTTCGGTTATTTAAAAAATAAAATGAAAATAATATTTAGAAATATAAGATATACATATATATTATATTTACTATGTCTAATGTTACTAAATTTATAAAAGATGCTACTATTTCAGAATCAAGTATATTATTGCCGATAGTTATGATTGATGGTTATGCCAATTTAGATTACAAGAAAAAGAATACAGTCAACAAATTGTCTAACCGAAAGCATGCTGAAGAGGCAATTCAAATATTAAATGATAAAAATATAGACGATAAAAACAAACACGAATTAATAGAAAACATAAATAACAAAGAATTGGATGAAATATACGATGATCTAAGTGATAAAAGTAAAAAGGTGTATAATAATGTTCCTATACGTGATAAGTATGCTTTATTAAAAGATAAGCAACAAAAAATGGAAAAGAAAAACAAAAGTAAAGAGGCTGAAATGGAAAAGCAGAAGGAAAAGGAAAAGACAAAGGCAAAGACAACTGTTGCTAAAGAGACAGTAACCATACAACCAAAAATTGGTGTGGAACTGGGTGACGATGCCAAATCAAAGACAACAAAACCAAAGAGTAGGTTAGTTGGCGTAGATTCCGCTCATGAAGCTGTTGCTGCTGAAGATGCTGACGCTAATGCTAATAAAATTGTAAAGGATACTATACTTGAAGATACCGATATAAAAAACGTTAATGTACAAGATTTGTTTGACGATGAACATAGAGATGATGATGATGATGATGCTGTTGCGGATGCTAAGGATAAGGATTCCAGAAAGGATTCCAGCAAGGACTCTAGTAAGGACTCTAGTAAGGACACGAATGACGCCAACATAAAACGTATGGTAAAAACATTCTGGGACGCTAGTCCATATACTTTTAAACGTAATGAAAACTTGGAGTTGGAAGTAAGATTCGGCACACGAAAGGTGAAACCAATCACAATAACTGATTATGATAATGTTATTCGAAAACT